GTAAACGACGTGTACGTCTCGGTGATGCGGTCCACGAACCCTGTCGGGGGGAACAGGGTCCGGGGCCTGGCAGGGTACATCTGAAGCGTCACGCCGGCGAAGCCGGCGTAGTCCTGTAGGAAGGTGGCCGCTGCTGCGCGGTAGGCGGCTTGGCTCATGCGGCGTGATTCCAGAGGTCGATGACCACCTGAGCCATGTTCGTTTTCTCTAGCGCGGTCTCGGCCGCCCGTTGTCGGAACGGCCGAGCCCGATAGCCGCGCGAGTGCACTTGCCGTGCAAAGACAGTGCCGTGCCTCCCTTTGAAGATCAGCGAGCCGCCGTGCTTGGCGGTGATCGTGTGCGGCTTCGGTCCGGCGTCCACGAAGTACGCCGTGAAGTGGCCGCCCACCCGGACCCGCTTGCCAGTGGATGACGTGACCCTGAACGACTTGCGCAGCCGGCCCGTCTTGACGGGCACGCGTGCGCGCATCTCGTCAACGTCGGCCTTGCCCCACTGGCGACCAATCGGCTTCCATGCGAGGCGCATAGCCGCAAGGCGCTTCTTCAATTCGGACGCGCCCTGCAGCTGTGCCACTACGGCTCGACCTTCTCCTCGGCCTTCGGCTTCTCAGCCTTCGGCTTCGGGGCCGGCTTGCGCTTGGCGGCTTCTCGCTTGGCAATGGCCGCCTTTACAGCATCGCTCATGCGTCGTACAGGATGTTCAGACGGCCGCGCTTGGTGTCGCCGCCACCTGTGACAACGACCTTCAGGACGCCCATGCAGGTAGCCGGGGCCGCGCCCTTCATGGCCGTGCCGACGAGCGCCGCCGTGGTGCCGTCTGCGGCCATGAGGAATTCGCTCGGGAAGTAGACCGTATCGGCGGCCACGCCGTTGACGCTGAGGAAGCTCAGCGAGTACGTGTCGTCGGTCACGTCGATGTCAGGCGTGGACAGGTCCCCGATCTGCAATTCAAGCGCACGGATGGTGCCCTTGAAGGATCGCTCCCAGGAGAAGCTGCCATCTGCGGCAGTGCGGATGAAGACGGATTTCTGGCTCATGAGATAGCAAACCTCTTTCTGTGTCCATAGAGCAACCGCACGTACGTCGGGTCATTCGTGCCCGCTGCGGCCTCAGGTCGTTCTGCGATGAGCTCGCACATCCGCATGGCGGCGCGGCTCAATGAGTCGTCAGGCTCGTCAAGCATCTCATCCCAGACGCCGACGTCCTGCTTGACGCGGTAGATGGCCGCCTCCCGAAGCTGTGCGATATTCCAATCCCACGCCGCCTGGTCACCAATGTCGATGACTTGCGCGATTTCCTCGGTCGTCGGCCAATCCGCCACGGCTTAGAGGCTCCAGCCGGTGAAGGCGTCCGGATAGAGCGGGCAGTACCAGTCGATGACGACAAGCGCCACATCGCGGCCAGCCTTGCTCGGGACGTCCACCTGAAGTGTGAATGCGCCATCCTCGGCCCACGCGAAGCCATTGCGCGGCCCGATCAGGACGTCGGTGCCGGTGCCGTCGAGCGCCGGAACGTAGACAGGCACGAGGCCGCTGATCGTGCCACCAGCCCCGCCGCCGACCGTGAAGTTGGCGTTGAGGTTGGAGTAGAGCGGTGCGTTGGTGCCGCTGGCCTTCGCGTCGATGACTTCGGCCACCGCGTCAGAGCTCAGCCACATCGTCGTGGGTCGCTGCTTCACCGCGATGGCATTTGTCCACGCCTCGCCGATCAGCAGATCATCGAAGTCGATGGTGCCGGTGCCGGTGCTGATGCCGGACGCGAGAAGCGCCGCGATGGCCTCGGCCTCGGCATTCTCGGCCACGGCCTCAGCGAGCAGCTGCAGGTAGAGCTCCAAGTACGATGGATCGGACCGCTTCAGCAGCTGGAGCGAGATGTCCCCGCCGCCGGCGATGGTCAGCGCATCAAAGCCGGTTGACGTGATGGACGTCTCCGTGCTCGTGATGTCATCCTTCTCGTTCACCTGAACGCCGGCCGTGGGCCGGGTCGTGATCACGGGCACATTCAGCGTCATGCCGGCCGCCGGGGTCGGGATGCGCCGCGTGGAGCCGAGAAACGGCCGGCCCGTGTCGATGATGCCGATGAGCTCGGTCAGATGGGCCTCCGGGACCACGCCGAGGTTGTCGGACGTGATCAGGTCGGCCATGACCCGCATTTCCTCGGCCGGGATGCGCTCGCCAGTGAGGGCGGCAAGCGCCGTCTTCATCCAACGGCCGGCACTGACGGACGGGTTATTGCGCTCGGGACTTGGCACGATGAACGACGCGCGTGCGTTCTCCTCGACCTTATCAAGCCGCTCGCCAAACTTGGCGAAGTGGTCATCGATGCTCCGCGTGAGCGGCGCAAGGTCGAGCGTGGGCGGTGGAACCGCGACCGGCTCCGGTGTGACGTCGGGAGTTTCTGCCACGGTTTCCATCTCCTCTGATCTGACTGCAAGTACCGTGGATCGGCCACCGTAGGCCGGTCGGTACGTCAACGATGCCCCGGTCGCCTGGACACGGGTTCGAACATTCACGCGGCGTCCACCGCGATTGACGATGTTGGTCCCATCAGGGAGCAACACAAACTCGGCCGACACGCCCCGGACGATGCCGTCTTCCGCGAGCGCGAGAAGATCGTCACCGGCCGCCGTCCGACCAACCTTGAACGTCGCGTATGCGCCGTCGTCGGCTTCCCATACCTTCATGGAGCGGCCGACCGCGTGACGGGTCATCTTCGGCCCGCCGTCCTGGCCGATACCGAAGTGCGCCTCGTGCTCCATGCCCATGAGCATCAAGCCGTCATCGGGTGTGCCCGCGAACGCGCCGCGAGCGAACATCTCCTGACCTGAAACGGTTTCGATAATCGTGTCCCACGGCACGAGGCGAACGTCAATCTCGCGCTTGGCCGCATCGCGGACTTGGACGTGGCCGTCTGTCTCGATGCTGAGGACGTCGAGCTCGTCACTCATCGTCGGACTCGTCTTCGACGACGACCGGGGCCGGGACGTCTACGGGCTTGGCCTTCGGAGGACGACCGCGCTTCTTCGGCGCGGGAGCCTCTTCGACCACGGCCACAGGTCGCGTGCGCTTGCTCGGCACCCTCGGCACTTCCGGTGTGTCGTCCTGGATACGGACGTACCGACGCCGGCCGTTAGCCCCTGTCTGCCATTCGTATCGGACTGCCATAGGGAAAGACCTCCCAACCACGCTCTGGCGGACGTTTCCGCGTGGGGGAGGCCGACGATAGACCCGGACAGGTGACGGAGCACACGGCCGGTGGGTATTCGGTTAGGTAGACGCGCCTGATGCCCTCAGACCCTAGATGGATAACGCGCCTACGGCGCTAGTGTGAGGCCCGCGAGAGGTCCACGTCAACCTTTTGTCTTGATCGCGTCGCCGTACTTGGCCTTGACAGCCTTACGGACCGTCTCATAGCTGCCCTTCGTGCCCTTCTGCGCCGCCCTGGCCAGTGCTGCGCGAGCTCGTGCCTTCGTATTGATCGGATACGCCCGCGTCTTCGGGTAGGCGAACGCTGAAGCCGGTAACGCCTTCGTTCCCTTGACGGTGGACTTGCTCGGCTTGCCCTTCATGCGGCCACTACCTCCCCGTGCACCTTCCCACAACGCGTACAGGTGCCCACGAACGGCCCCGCCTCGGCCAGGAGCTTCCCACACGGCCGAATGATGCCCTTCAGCGTCCGTAGGCCGTCACAGCGGACCGGTTGTGCACTTCGCGTTTCGAAGCTCACAGCGGACGGGATGGCGGCCGGTGCTGCGAACGGGATCGGCGCATTCTCCACGTCACCCGGCAGGATGCCCTCTCGCTCTTGGGCCATTTCGGCAGTGAGCACGCCGGCATCAATGCCCAGCTTATAGACCTCATACCGCGTCTTCATGTCAGGCCGTTCCAGTGCGTCGATGTTGAACCGCGCGACCGTGGATCGGGTCAGAAGGTCGGACATCTCCTGTTCGATTTCCTCTAGGAAGTAGGGCCACAGGCCGCCCCTAACCCACTTGGTGAATTCACCCTCTAGGTTCTGGTACGTCAGTGAGCTCCCCGGCGTCTGATAGTCGAGCAACGAGCCGGGAATGCCGAACATCCGGCCCGCTTCGCCGTTCTGATAGTCGCGTGCGGCGAGCATCTGCACCCTAGACACGTCCGGTTCGTGCTGTGTGATCGAGTCAATGCCGGCGTCAACGACCTTCGGCACGTTATTCGGGCGGTCTACCCACTGCGCCCGCAGCTGATCGGCTTCCGACAGTCCCGACGTAGGGTCCAGCGTTGGGTCGAGGACGCCGGCCGCCTTGATGACCGTGGACGGATAGCCGCCCTCCGCGTAGAAATTGGCGGCGAAGTCCTGGGACTCGACCGCGACCGAGATAGCCGCCCCGCACAGCTGCAGCGGCCCCACGCCGCGCCATGAGTCGGACTGCTGGACGAACGTCAGGTGCCGGAAGTCGTCAATCGTGGCGGCTCGCATGTTCGCGGGCAGCGGCCGGATCGTCGTATAGCTGCGCCACGTGACGTCAGGAAAGCGCGGATCGCTCGGATTGTCCTGTGTGAGCACTTCCACGGGATCGAGGTTGATGAGCGATAGGGCCTGGCCGTCGCTGTCACGCTTGGCGACCCACCACCACGCCTCGCCACGGGTGGCCATGTTCCACGCCGTGTCCCTGAAGAACGTACGCGGCTTCGTCAGCGGGTTAGGCCGCTCCACGACGCGCGGCCGGTCCTCCGGGGCCATCAAGAGGCCGTTGCGGTAGCAATTCATGGACAGTGCGCCGGTCGTCGTGGCGATGAGCGACACGGCGCGGAAGATGCTCGGCACGCTCAGTGCGTCGTTGACGCCTTGGATGGCCCACGGGCCACGAGGCCGGAGACGAGCGAGGAGGTCGTCGATACTGTCCCCGGAGCGCGTCTGCAGGGTCGGCTCATTGACGCGGAACATCTCTTTCAGGAATGACGTGACGGACATGCTAGTAAATCCTCGCTCTAGCGGTGGACGGCCCAGACGCGAGCCATACGGCACGGATCGCCGCGAGGGCAGCGGGGATCGGGTGGTCATCGGACATGCGGACGGCCTGGAAGTGGCCGGTGTC